CAGAGGGCCATGCTCGAGGAGTCGTACCGCGAGTACCGGGCCCAGGCGCGCGCACGTGGTGACCAGAGCAGCGTGGTCAGGTACGAGAAGAAACTCCAGTTGATCGAGACGCAGAAGGCGGCCGCCGGCGGCCAGCCGTAGGAGAACCCTCCATGTTGAACTGCGTGAGGAGCGGTTGCGGTCAGGTCCGGGGGAACCACTCGGGCACGGCACCCCACGGCATCTCGGGTGGGGTGTGCCTGGGCTACGTCCCCATCCACCCGTGCGACAGATGCGCTTCTGACTGCGAGCTCCACGAGGTGGCCTCTCCTCATGTCCGCATCGTGAACGAGGTGGTGATCTGCGAGGGCGTCAAGACGCCCCAGGGGTACAGCGAGGCGGAGAGCCCCTACGAGGGTGGTGGCGGGCAGTCCGGTGGCGGTGGTTCTAGCGGGGGCTGGTAGGTCATGGCCATGAGGACCTGGGCAGGGGGGGTGCCCCTGGGCGCGCAATTCAAAGAGAGCGCCCCCCTGTCCGCGCGCCGAGCCTTCGATGCGTCTCGCGATGCGCAGAAGAGCGACGCGACCAACGAGGAGGCCGGTGGCTTGGGTCCTTGTGTCAAATCAACCACGAAGGGCCCCCCCCCTCGCGAAATTTTTCCAGTTTTTAGGACGCCCTTAGGGCAAACGGCTAACGGGGCTACCGGCTGATGGCCCGCGCGAAGGCCTCGGCCGTGCCGCTGCTGACGCGCCGCGCGCTGGCCGCGAAGCTCGAGGTCCACATGGGCACCATCGTGAAGTGGGACCGCGATGGGATGCCCGTGGCGCAGCGCGGGCGCAAGGGGAAGCCCTCGCTGTACGACGAGACGGCCGTCCGCCACTGGTTGGCGGAGCGTGAGGCCGCCGCGCTAGCGCCCGGCGCCGCCATGGACCTGGTGCAGGAGCGCGCGAAGAAGGAGCACTGGCAGGCGCTGCTCGCGCAGCAGACGCACCAGGTCCGAGCGCACGAGCTGCTGCCCGCGGCCGAGGTGGCGAAGGCCTGGTCGGCCGAGGTGGCCGCGGTCCGAACGAAGGTCCTGAGCAGCTACACGTCACATGCCGACAAGGTCTACCGATCGGGGACGCTGAAGGGCCTGCCAGGGGTTGAGGCCTCGCTGAAGGAGATCGCCTACGACATCCTCCGCGAGCTCGCCGGCGCGGTGGAGCAGCCGAAGCGCGGGAAGCGGAAGAAGACGGCATGAGTGGGCCCGATCAGTCCGGACGTTTCCGTCTGAGCTACGCCCACTCTCACGGCTGGCCGCGTCTTTCAGCGGCACGTGGGCGGCGGGCGACTAACCCCGCGTCCTCCCGCCGTGTGGTGGCGGTCGCTCGTCTCCGGCCCGCGCCGCGAGTCACCGCAGTTTCTGACCGGACCCCCACGGATTGTACATGAGCACCGCAACCGCCCTTCCGGCCTACGACGCCGAGCCGACGCAGGCCCTGCTGCGCAAGGTGCGAGCGGGCTACCTGCCGCCTCCGGACCTGACCGTGTCGGAGTTCAGCGACCGCGAGCTGATCGTCACGACGGGCCCGCTGTCAGGCACGCACTGGCAGACCAGCTACGCGCCGTATCAGCGTGGCATCCTCGACGCCTTCCACGAGCCGGGCGTGGAGATCGCGGTCCTCATGGCCTCCAGCCAGGTGGGCAAGACCGCGTCGGCCGTGAACGTGGTGGCCTACCACATCAAGCACGACCCCTGCCCGATCCTGGTCGTGGAGCCCACGGTCGACCCGATGGCGAAGGACTTCGCCCGCAACCGCCTCGAGCCCGTGATCGCCGCCAGCCCGGCCATCCGCGACTGCGTTTCCAAGAAGCGGGCGAAGGACGCGAGCAACACGACGCTGGCCAAGACGTTCCGCGGCGGGTCGCTGGCGATCGGCGGCGCCAACTCGGCGGCGTCCCTGGCCGCGCGGTCCACCCGCCTACTGGTGCTCGACGAGGTCGACCGCTACCCGCCGGAGCTGCCCGGCGAGGGGAGCACGATCGCGATCGCCCTGAAGCGCACGGCCGCCTACGGCCGTCGCCGGCGGGTCCTGATGCTGTCCTCGCCCACGCTGCGGGGCGCGACCATCGACACCTGGTTCCACCGTGGCGACCAGCGGCGCTTCAACGTGCCGTGCCCGGGCTGCGGGCACATGCACCCCTACGAGTGGAAGAACGTCCGGTGGCACGACGACGACCCTCGCACCGCGCGCCTGCACTGCCCGGCCTGCGATTACGCGATCAGCGAGGCTGAGCGGGTGGCGATCCTCTCCATGGGCGAGTGGAGGCCGGAGCCGGCGGCCGAGATCGGCGGGGAGGAGGCCGAACTGCAGGACCCGGCCATCGCGTCGTTCCACATCTGGGAGGCCTACTCCCCGATGTCCTCGCTTCGGGAGATCGTGGCCGCGTTCCTGCGCGCGCGGGCCCTCCAGAAGGCGGGGGACAAGAGCGAGATGCACACCTGGCAGAACACGTGCCTGGGCGAGCCCGTGGAGCCCGACGCCGGCGAGGGCGTGGAGCCCCACGTGCTACTCATGCGGCGCGAGGAGTTCGGCGAGCTCGACATGCCGGCCGGCGCGTGCTGCCTGACGATGGGCGTGGACGTGCAGGACGACCGGCTGGAGATCCTGGTGATCGGCTGGGGACCTGGGGAGGAGTCGTGGCTGGTGGACCGGCAGACCCTGCCCGGCGACACCTCCCAGCCGGAGCCCTGGAAGATGCTCGACGAGGTCCTCGACCACCAGTACCTGCACGCCAGCCAGCAGCGCATGGCCGTGCAGGCCACGTGCATCGACTCGGCCGGCCACCGGACGACACTGGTCTACGACTACGCGGCCCGCCAGGCCGCGCGCCGGGTCTACGCGATCATCGGCCGCGACGGCCAGCGTCCCATCGTCTCGTCGCCCTCGCCGCGGAAGTGGGGCCGGCAGCAGCGCCAGGTCCCGCTGTACACCCTGGGCGTCGACTCGGCCAAGGCGCTCATCGTCTCGCGCCTGCTCCTATCTGAGAGGGGCCCAGGCTACGTGCACATCCCGCACGCGGACTGGTCCGACGAGGAGATGGCGCGGCAGCTCACGTCGGAGCGCCTGGTCACGCGCTTCGTGAAGGGCGTGCCGACGCAGGCGTGGAAGAAGATCCGGCCGCGGAACGAGGCGCTCGACGGGTTCGTGTACGCGCTGGGCGCGCTGCGGCTGTTGAACCCCGACCTTCGGCTGCTGGCCGAACGGTTGCGAGATCCGGCGGCGCCGAAGCCGCCTGCAGCTCCCGAGCGCAAGCGCTGGCTGGGTCCGCGCCGGGGTGGGTGGCTGCGTTGATGAAAGCCCCGCAAGGAGGAGAGATGGCAATGAAACGCTCATGGACGCCGGCGGCGGCCGCCATCGTGGCCGCGACGCTGGCCGTGCTCTTCACGGCCCTGAGGCCGGACGTGCACGCTCAGGCGACGCAGACCTACAACGGCTTCACGGTCACGCCCTTCACCTGCCGTATCACGGCCCAGACGGTGACGAAGGAGTGCAAGGCCCTGACCACCGGCCAGAGGACCTACGTGACCGACGTCATCTTGAGCAACAACGTGGGCACGGCCCAGACGCTGAAGGTCATCACCGGGACCGGCGCCGACTGCGCGACCGGCGCGGCCGACCTGACGCACGCGGTCCAGTTCGGAGCGGCCGTGGGCAACTTCAACCAGGCGCTCGCGACGCCGCTGCAGCCCACCGCGGCCGGCCTGGCCGTGTGCGTGGTGCCGTCGGCTGCCACGAGCTATTCCGCCACGCTCGGCGGGTTCGTAGTCCAGTAAAGGAGGACGAAATGGCGAAGGGGAAGACGAGCAAGGGTGCGATGAAGAGGGCGGCCACAAAGTCGGGCAAGAAGGTGGCTTCCGGTTCGGGCAAGGTCCCGGTGAAGACCACGAGGCTGAAGGCGCCGCGGCGCAAGCAGCCGAAGGCGCCCCGCCGGCTCGACGGCGAGGAGGCCGACCCGGTGGGCGCGGAGCCGGGCCTCGTGGCCGAGGGCCTGGTGGCGGTGCAGCCGTCGACCGTCG